GCGACGATTCGGACGGCGAGCTGCTCTCCGACGACGAAGGCGACTCCGACGATTCCGACGATTCGGACGAACTCGATTCGGACGAGCTGCTTTCGCTCGAAGAAGACTCGGACGGCGAACTCGACTCGGACGGTGAACTGCTGCTGCTGCCCGGCGTGCCCTCCATCCACCAGCGGATTCCGCGCCGCGTGGGGACCGGCCACACCTTGACCGGCGAGCCCTCCGGCAGATACTCCGTGTCGTCGTCCGCGTTCCAGAGTCGGGCCACGACGTACTGAGCCCAGCTGATCTTACTGATTTCCTGCTGGCCGGGTTCTTCGGTAAAGTGCCATTCCTGCAGACAGACGCAATAGGTGTCCGGGTTGGCTTCTTCTTCCGGGTACGTCGGGAACTCTTGGCACGTCGAGGTCGTGCCGAACATCTGGGCGCGATTCAGATAGCCCGGCCATTGGCGGTCTCGCCCCGGATCGTTGCGGGGCTCGGCCAGCAGTCGCCGCACGACGGAGGCAATCTTTGTCACGCTGGCCTGGTCGAAGGTGAGAATTTCCGCTGCCATTAGCTGCTGCTTTAGCTACCGATCAAATCCGTCAGGATCGCCCACGAGCCGAAATCCTCTTCCGTGTAATACTGCCAGGTCGAGTAAATCGGCGTCACGGCGCCCGTGACTTTCGTAAAGTCCAACAGCGGCTGTCCGTCGCCGTTCAGCAGCTGCGGTTCGCTGCAGGGCATCCCCTCCGAATCGGTCAGTCGCCGCTGTGGTGCGAGGTCCGTCACGAATGCCCGGCTGTCGTTATAGATCGCGCCGCCGTGCCCGTCCGGATCGCCCAGCATGGCGCGGGCCGAGAAGCCCCGATCCTGCACATTGAGTCGCCACGTCTCGTCGGACGGCAGCACGTCGATGTAGAACTGCACCTGGACATACCAACCGATCACCGGATGCTTAACCGGCGTCGCCGTCACGTCTCGCGTCTTGCCGCCCAGGGCGTGAATCGTTTTCGAGATTCCACGATAGCTGATATTGACCGCCGAACTGTTGACCACGTTGCAGCGGATCGTGTCGCAATCGAGCGTGGCGACATTCTTTTTGATCCGGATCACGAAACGATGGTCGTCGACTTCCGGCGGCGGATCATAGACGCACAGCGCGGAATTGACGATCGGCCGCTTGGTCGTATCGTTGACCTTTGTTTCTGCGATCCCGCTGAAGCCGTATTTGTAAATCGCTCGCGTGGCGAACGTCTGCAGCTGTACCGTGCTGATCTCGACCTCGGCCGCAAACTCAGTCGGATCCCCGGTGTTGCTGCCGTCCGGCTTCTCTCCGTCGCCGCCGCCTTCGGGCTCCTCGTAGGTGAGCGTGGCCAGCCAGACCCAGGGGTCCGCGCTGCCCTTCTCGCGATCCACCTTGACCGTCTTCAGCTCGGCCCGGCTGTTGGCATCCACGCTGCCGCTCGGACTTGACGTCGACGTCGCTTCCAGCACATAGGTGTCCTTGCGCTGCGCGATGTGGGCCTCCACGTAATCGAGCGCCGCGTCCGGCCCGTCGGTGCCCAGCGCGGCGAAGAGCCGCCACACGACGGTGAACGAATACTGCCCGTCTTCCTGCTGGCCGCTCGGGCCGGCCGCCGCCAATTCGTGTGAAGTGAAAGCCATCTCAGATCTTCGTTTCCGTCACCTTGGTTTTTTCCTTGGTGTTCTTTTCGATCGCTTCGAGCGTCGCCGCCTGCCGCTCTTGGATTTTCAGCAGGGCTTGCTGTGCCTGCGTCATCTCTTGCATCTTCTTGCCCGCGTCTTGGATCTGTTGCACCCGCCCCGCCAGGTCAGATGCGGCCGGCTCCGGCTGCGGCGGCTCGATGTCTTCGACGTAGGGTTCCAGCTTGCGGGGCTGCGGCGGCTCGATGTCTTCGACGTAGGGCTGCAGCTGCTGGCCTTCCAGCGCCCCCATCATGCTTTCGATTTCGGCCATTGATCGGCCGGCCCAATCGCGAATTGGCTCGCCCAGGTTCGGCATCTCAACGTCCGCTTGCACGGGCGGAATCTTCGGTGGCGGAATCGTCGGCGTCGCGAACGCGATCGGCGGGACCTCCGGCGCGGGAATCTCAGCCTGTGGGATCGTCGGTGCCGCAAACGAGATCGGCGGGACTTCCGGTATAGGAATCTCGGCCTGCGGAACCGTCGGCGCGGGAAACGCGATCGGCGGGACCTCCGGCGGCGTGACGGTCGTCGCCACTTCCACGGGCGGAACTTCCGCGGCCGCCTTCAGCTTCTCCCATTGGGCTTGCAGGCGATTAATAGTCGCGTCGATTTTCGCCGCTTCCAATTCGACCTGCTGGCCGAAAGGCGCCGTTCCCAGGTCAATGCCCGCTTGCTCTCCGGCGTCTCGCAAACCACGCATCGCAGCCAGTGCGGGCTCGGTGTCCGGAGCCGGAATCACTGGCGGATGGACGTTGCCCGCTTCCGGTCCGATCGCTTCGCCTCCGGCCCGGCGAGCTTCCATCACCGCGCGGCGAGCACGGTCGATCATCGCCAAGTCTTCCGCGCTGCCCTTCAGGATCGCCGGCGTGCCTTCGATGCGGTCGATTGTCCGCTCGACTTCCTTCGCGGATTCCGATGCGGCTTCGTAGTCCTCCCGGATCTTGGCGTTGCCGCGCTCGAACACGTCTTCCAAAATCAGTCGCTGATCCCACAGCCCCTGCAGCTCTTTGAGCTGCCGCGTCAGCTTTTCGCCCGGCGACTCGACTTCTTTCGACCATCGCTCGGCCGCCCGCTGGGCCTCGGCCAACTTGTCAGCACCGCGATCGTGCTTCTCCCAAAACTCTTCGGCCGCTTTGGCTGCGGCCCGCAATGCGGATTCCGTTTCCTTGGCGGATTCCGTTGTGTCGTCGAGCCCGCCCGCGCCAACGTCTTCCAGGACCGTCGCAGTCCGCCGGGCGAGCACGTCCGCTTCCCGTAGCCCGGAATGTAGCCCGTCGAAACTCTGCTGATTGACGGCCTGCAACGCGTCACGAGCCCGATAGATTTGCGCCTGGCCGTTGATCGTGATCCGATAGGCAGTCGGCGCAATACTGCCATCGCTCAGCCGGCGAACTGCCCGGTCCGCACGGCCGAGAGCATCCCCCGCGCCGTCGGCGGCTGTGGCCAGCTCGTTCAACGGCTCCGCGTCGATCCCCGCCACGGAATCAGCGACGCGAACCGCCGCGCCGGAAGTTTGCCCCGCCTGGTCGCTCATTCCGGCGAAGGCTTCAGATACCAGCCCCACCGCCCCGGCCGCCACGCCCGCGGCGATCGCCAGCCGTGCCCAGCCGGCAGGGCCTGACAATGCGGTCGTGATCGCTTGCGCCGTAGCCATCGCCTGCAAGGCCGAAACGACGGCCCGCACACCGGCGACAACTCTGGGAATCAGCCACAGCACCGTTCCGAAGGCGACGGCAAACGCGGTCATCTCGGCAGCCGCCTTGACGGCGCCGGCGTCAAGCCCGCCAAACCACGCGATGAGATTCGTCAGTTTGTCCGCCAGGCCTTCGATCGCCGGCGCAAGCTTGATCGTCAATTCCGCCCACAGGATCGACACCGCAGCCTTCGTCCGCGTCATCGCGTCTTGCGCCGCTTCGACCTTCGCAGCGTCAATGCGACTGATCGCTCCGCCCATCTGGTCAATGGTCCGCGCCGCGTCCGCCATTGACGCTGCGTCGAACGTCAACATCTGCGTCCCAGATCGGCCGAACAATTCCATCGCCAGTCGCGTGCGGTCCGTTTGATCGGTGACCTTTTGCAGCGCGGTGACGATCGCCTGAAATTGTTCCGCCGCCCCCATCTGCCGAAGTGCGGCGGTACTCAGCCCCAGCATCTGAAAGCTGTCCGCATATTCCTTCGTGCCGCTGGCCGCCTCGGACAGCGCCCGCTGCGAGAAGCGAAATGCCGTCGTTAGGGACTCGGACGAGATCCCCGCCAGATCGGCCGCCAGGCGAAACGTCTGCAGCTCTTCCGTCGCCACGCCCATTCGATCGGCACTCTTGGCGAGGTCGTCAATCGCGTTGATCGTGTCATTCACCGCCCCTGTGATTTTGGAGACGGCGAAGATCCCCGCCAGTGAGCCGGCGATTTTCATCGCCACGCCGGAGACCTTGTCCGCGTAGCCCTGGACCGCGCCGCCGGCCTTGGACAAATCCTGTTGCAGCGTCACCGAAGATGCCGTGAGCTTGATCGCCAGCGTCGAAATTGTCTTAGCCATCGGTCCGCTTCTCCCTTCGCTGTCGCTGTCGCTCGGCTTCCCAATCCGCCCACCGCTGCCGCTCGGCTGCAGCGGCGGCTTGCATCTCCTCGTCGCTCACTTCGTCCGCCGCGTCGAAGTACGGCCAGCAGAGACCCGGCAGCGGCCGCCCGGCCGGCAGGTACGGCGCCAGCTGGTACGCCAGTGCCACGCTCTGCCGCAGGTCCGCCCGCAGCTCGCCCCACGGCTCGACCTCCCACCAAGCCCGCCACTCAATCCACTCGTCCCAGCCGATCCGGCCCGGCAGCTCGCCCAGCGTACAGCCCAGCAGCGCCGCCATCCGGTGCGCGAACTGCAACCGCTCAGACCGGCTCAATCTTTTTTTGCCGCGTCGATCTCCGCCCGCTCGACGGCCGCCGACACCATGCCATTGAGCCGCAGGGCATGGGCCACGAGTTCACTGATCGCGGAGATTTCGGATCCCAGCCAGGCTCGAGCCTCATCGCCGTCGAACTGCAGCGCCCCGTCCTCGCCGATGATCGAAGCCGCCAACAGCTCGACCGCATATTGCCAGTTCGCCGGCTCCGTCATTTGTACTCGGCCGGCGTCGTCACGAATCATCCGATCCGCCCCCAGCGCAAACCGCAGCTTCTGCGGCCCGTCCAATCGTCGCAAGCGGACCATGCCGTCCCACGCCGCACACGGCACATCGACCGTGGCCGGGGACCTGGACATCAATTCGACCGCCGTCAGGATCTTCTTTTCGCTCATGCCCTACCCTTTTGAGATTTGAGATTTCAGATTTCCATGAACTGCGCCGCCGTCGCCGCGATCTCTCGCCGGCGATCGGCGGACCACGTCAACACCACCTGCAACCCCGCCTGGCCAGGGAAGGCGAGGATGTCTTCCTCTTCGACCACCAGGCACCGCTGCAAAAACTTCGACAACTCCAGCAACTGCCCCGCCGTCCTTGCCGCCTGCCACTCGCCAGACTCGCTCAGCAGCCCCAGCTCGCGGAAGTTGTGGAGTTGCGTGAACAGCTGCGGCGACGACATTCGTCGAATCCGCCGCACGCCGGCCGGCGTGGCAATCCACAAAAAACGCGGCCGCGTGTCCACAGGGACAGCGGCCGGTTCGGAGAGAACGCGATCTTCAGTTTTCGTTTCGCTCACGATTCGCCCCTTGAATCGTTCGAGTCCGCGGTAGTCAGTGCGTTATGTAATCGAGCTGGACGAGCCCTCCGTGCGCGTGATTGCCCCGGTACGGACGAGGGTCACCTTCCTTTTGAACGCCCCGCCAACGGTCAGCTCTTCCGGCTCCAGCTTCGTCACCTTCGCCGTGAACTCATCCGTGACGGGCACCGTGTGCGGCGTAACGATCTGCAGCGTCAGATTCGTTTTCGCGTCGAAGGCCGTATCGAGCGCGTGGTGATTCGCGTCGCCGGGGTCCCAGAATTGATTGACGACGATTTCGCTCTTCTGCTCGATGCCAAGCAAGGGCACTTCGAGCGTGTCGGCCAGGGCCGTGCCGTCGATTTCCTGCCGGATGCGAGGCGGAGGCGTAATGCCGATCACGAGCTCATGGGGGGTCGTGGCGACGTTGAGAACGGTCCCGTGGGCGATCTGTTTGACTGCGGTCATGTTTCGCGTCCCGTTTCAAAAATGAGGCTGTTGCTTCACAGTCCCAAGATTGCCCAGCGCAACGGGTAGCGCGCTCTGTTACGCGGACGAGGACGAAGCCGCGGCCGAGTACATCAGGATTTGGATTTGAAACGCCGCCAGATCGTAGCCCTCATCGCCGAAGTTTCCCTTCGGCACGTAATCATCCGCGTGATCCTCGACGACCAGCAGTTGAATCGTGCCGTCTCCGAACGTGCCTTTGGCACAATCCAGGGCCCGGATCAATTCCGCGAGGTCTTGCACCTCGCCGACGTCGTCGCTCCAAACTTCAAGATCCCATCGCTCTTCGTCCGGCGCCGTGCCTTGGGCCTGGTCGAGCGTCCGCTCCGACGATACGCCGGCTCTACCCAGCCAGATGTAAGGCGGATCGGTCGGCTGCGGCACCGATCCGACGTGGACGTGCGTCCCCACGGCCGCGGCGATCGCCGGCTGGTCGAGCAGAAACGAGCGAAAATCAGAGGCGAATTGTGACACGGACTAACCTCCCACGGCGAGCTTAGCGACTTCGGTGTCAACTTCGATCGCCAGTTTTTTTGGCAGCTCTTGCGCGGCCGCCCCCGCCTGTGAGTCGGCCGCCCGGCGGATCGGATGTTGGCCGCGCGTGCCAGGATGCCAAACCGATCCGACAATCACGGACGCCCCGCTGCGGCTGCGCAACACCAACGGTCCGCGTCCTTCCTTCGGGATTCGATGCGGCGTCGTGTTCTCTTCGACGAAATGAATCGGCACCAGATCCCCGCGGCCGGAAATCCCGCCACGCCCGCGGCGGAGCTTGCGACGATTGCGGACCATGTTCTGCTGGCCCGTAATCGACACGACCACTTTGCCTGCCTGATACGACTTCACCCGCTGGGCCAGCGACCGCTTGAGGAGCCCCGTCAATCGCGGTGCGTTCCGCTTGACGGCCTTCACGAACAACGCCCCGCCAGCCCGGACCGCTTTCGACATGCACCGCTTCTGAATCCGGTCCGGCAACTGAATTAGCCGCCGCCGCGTTTCGGGAAGCCCTTCCAGCTTCATCGCTGCCACAGGTCCCGCCACGTCACACCTCTTCCTTGCACAGCAGCTCCAGTTCCACCCCCACGTTCTCGCCGTCGATCACAGCCCCGATGTGAAACTTTCGCGTGCCGAACATCAGGTAGTGTTTCGACGTGAGCCCGTGCGACGGATAAAGCGTCAAATGCACGCGGTGCGTCGCCTCTGGGAAAATCTGCCGGGCCCGGATCAGCTCCAGCGCCGTCAGCTGTTCGATCGCCGCCGGCACAGCAGCAAGGACCAGCGTATCGGTTCCGCTGCGGCGCCCATAATCGTCGAGCCCCGTCGCCGGCAGGTACACATCGACTTGGTACCGTACTCTTCCTGGCTGGATCTTCAGCACGATCAATCCTCCTATGCGCCCGGCGAAGAGGCGGCGGCCGTCGCTCGCGTTACGTCGGCATCGACATCAACCCGTCCTTCTGCGATCGTGATCGGATCGCCATCGGCATCAATGACCTGCAGATCGTAGTACAGCCCTTGCATGGGCGAAAGCTGTGCCGTCGCCAGACCGTGAATCGAGATAGCGACCGTACCAGAGCCAACCGTCAAGGAACCGTGTACAGCCGTGGCATAGGACTCCCCGTTGAGGATCGTCAACCCGTCAGTCTCTTCGATCTGAATTTTTGCCGCCGCGTCAAGGTCTGTAGCTGGAGTGCGCTTGACCGTAAACCAGAGCGCCGTTCTGCCCGTCAGGCTTCCAAGTCCAGTCAAAGTTGCGGAGAACGTATCACCGCGATGGATTGTCAGATTTTCGCCGTCCAGCGCATCGGCAACTTGCGCGGCCGTCTGGGTGAGGGTGCGGGTAGCGTAGGACCAGACACCATCCAAAGAAATCGCCTCGATCAGCGCCGCCAGATCCGTTCCGAGCCACAGACCGAACGTGCCGGCTGTCGTGTGTTCGGATTTTAGCTCGTCCCACGCCGAGATAGCTAGCTCGATCGGATAGCCCAACACCACGCCCCCGTCAACCGTTCCGCCGATCGTGACCTTGCTTGCCCCGGCGGCAAACGCCGCGTCGGGAACATCCAGCCGGTATTCTCCGTTGCCGACTTCCTTGATCCCGCCGTCTGAGTGCGCATCG